CTAAACCTTGAGAACGAAGAATCTTTTCAATTTGCTTACGGTAGAGCATAAACATAGCAACATCAGCAACATTGGCGTGATCTGCATATATTTCTTTCATCATACCGCCTGTAGCATATCTATAGACTTCTTCTTTCTGTTTTTTTGTTACTTTCCCACCCATGAACTCACTCATGTTTTTGATCTGACTTTTTAATTCTTTTTTTGCTGTTGCTGTTGACTCCTGCGCTTGTTTTTGTTGATGTGCAGATTGCTGTTTAGCATTTTGTGTTTGCTGATCAATAGAATTATTAATAACTCTTCTAATACTTTTAGCCTTCATTTTCATCATTCCAGAATCTTCTAATTTATCTAAAGATTCTTCAATATCAGATTCTTCTATTCCATCAGCTTTTAATTCTTCAGCAACTAAATCTCTATCATTATAATTAAGATATGTTCTTAATTCAGAAACTTGACTATTAGCTGGAGCTTGTTGTTGAGATTGTTGTAATTGTTCAGCATAAGAATTTAATACATTTACAAATTCATCTTTTGAATTAATTTCAATACCTAATTCTTTACCAACCTTACTCCAAGTTAAAGTTTCTTCAGTGGTAGGTGCTTCTTCAACAGAAGGAGCTTCTTCTTCATCATCCCAATTATATTCTTCTTCACTACCTGCTTTTTCTTCTTCTTTTTTAGCATCCCACGCCCATCCATCTTCTTGTTCTTCTTCTGTCTCTTCCTCTGTCTTTTCTACCGTTTCTTCTTCTTTTTCTTCTGTTTCCTTTTTTTCTTCATAAACATCTTCTGTAAATGCTAATGGATTAAATTTCTCTTGTACTTCTGTAGTCTCAGTTGTCTCCACAACTTCCTCTACTAATTTTGATTCTTCTTTTGCCATTTTTTTTATTTTAAATTAATACTCCCAATTTGCAAATATACAAATTTTTTATTATATTTTCTGCGCAGCTCTTTTAAGATCGTCAGAAGTGGTAGTAGAACCAGTGGATCTAGATCTTTCTTCTCCTTCTTTTTTATCTTCTCTATCTGTTTCTGCTTCTCTATTTTTTCTATCTATATAATAGTCAGCTGCCTTTTTATCCATCTCATTTCTTTCTTTTGTATCGTGTAAATCTCTATCAACATCAGCTTGTATCTTGGCAACTTCTAATCTAGATTCAGCACCAATTTGAGCAACTTGAAGTTTAGCTTCGTTATCCATTTGTTTAAGTTGTGCTTCAGCTTGGAACTTAGCTTGCTCTTGTTCAGCAGCAGCTTGTTGTGCTTGCATTTGTTGTTTCATAGTTTCTTCTTGTTGTTTCTGCATTTCACTCATAGCTTGTTCTAATACTTTTTCAGCTTCAGTCATTGTATCAGCTTTTAGAACTTTAATAACACCAAGTAAATCTATACCACCAGACTGTAAAGCAGCTTGAGATAATTGTTGAACAACTTGTTTCATAGAATCGTCTTTACCACTATCACCTACATAAACACCATAATCTTGTAAGGCAATATCAGGCATAACATTTAAAAACTTATAAGCTCCATCACCTAATATCATACCAGCTTTCTTTCCTCCTGCCCAAGCGATCTTCATTAAATTACATAAACGCTCCAATACTCTTTGCTTAACCTCTCCGTGAGAATAAAACCAACTTTCTGTAATAGTAGCAGATTGTACTACACTTCTTTGAACATTTCCTACATATTCATACTGACCTACAGCTCCTTCTCTTTGTCTTGTAACGCCAGAAATACTTCCTGCCATTTCTTCTAACATAACCTTTAGATTAATATATTGCTGTACAGATTGAGATAAAGTAAAGTCAATTTGCTGGAATTGATTAAAGCTACTCATTTGATTACCTTCATCTTTTGAGTTAATAGGTATAATACCATCTGTTTTTAAATGATATAATACTTGCTGTATATCCATACCAATATTAGTAGGTAGCTGAGATACATCATAAACCACTGCTTTACCACCAGAACGAGCCATTGCAAGTTCTATTTGGTATATAACAATATTATAAAGCATTTGAATATTATCTAGAAGATCTACTAAAGAAACGGAAGATCCAGTTGTATTACCTTTTATACAACCCACATATGATAATGGAGTTTTACCTGGATCGTCTATACTTCTCACTTGATTATTTCTTCTTCTTGCATTAGCTAATATCTTACCACCAATTTGTGTAGCTTCCCATACATCATCAACCCACTTAGTTTCTATTTTCTCACCTTTTCTTTTTCTATATGTATCTTTTACCATTTTTCTAAATGGTCTTTCTGGATCATATTTATTATCTGATAGTTTAAATTTAATAGCACGTAAAGATTTCCATTCAACTGTTACCACGCGTATTCTTGTTTCTTTACCATGACTAGCATCTATCCAATCAAAACTAGTATTATAGTTATTTAAATCTCCACCTGCATATAAATTACGCATTTTATCAAGTTCTAATAAATTATCATAGGTGAGGTCTTCTTTAAATTCATCATTAATTTCATTTACAGATAACCATCTTTCTTCCCCCACCCAAGAAGCATCATCTAAATAATCTGAATGTGAACTACCGTCAAATATAATATTTCTAGGATCTATTCTTCTTACATATGGATCTCCATTTTGAACACTTACTTTATAAAATTCTTTTGCTGTTACAAGTAAATCTCTAAACCCTTCTTTAAATACATCTTTCAAGTTATATCTATTTGCAATATATTCTAAACCATCTTGAGCTGTTTCTTCTAACATTTCACGATAGTTATATTTCATGTATGTTTCTATATCTTCTGGTACAGGCATTCCTTCTCCCTCCTCTAATACATCAACACTCATTTTCTCTTGCATTTCTTGATGAAAATCATTAAGAAGTTCCCTCATCATTAATCCAACTTTATGATCATGTTTTCTAAGTACAGCATCCTTATTCACTGTAGTAACCTTCATGTCAATAGGTCTTCTTAATTCTTCTCCAATTAATAAATCTATTTTTGGAGTTATAATAGGATAGTTTACCAATCTAGCTGGATAAGTTAAACCATATTGTTCTGTGATATATGTATAATCACCTTGATTTAACTCTCCATTATATATTTGATAATTTTTAATATCTTTAATTCTTGAAGAAGAGTATGTTCCTCCACCAGAACCCATATAACTTACAATTGCTCTAAGAACTTGTTCACACCATTCGTCATTCTTTTCTTTATCTGAGATGACCATTGAAGGCATTGATGAATATTTTTTTGCCATAATTTTATTTTATTTGTTTAGGTATACCATTATATCCCATTTCATAATATTTAAATCCTATATCTTTTACTTTCTCTTTTATAGATGCTTTCATTCTATAGTTGTCTATATTATGAATTAGACAAATACCAAAAGCCATAGCACGGTCAGTATTTTGTAATCCATAATTAGCAAGTTCATCTATAAGGTCTATAAACCATATATCTTGAGCACTCTCTCTTAAATAATCATCTATCAAATCTTCCATCAAAGCTTTAACTTGCTTATTCATATGCACACCATATCTATTTCTAGTTTTTGTACCAGGATTGTGTGCAGACTCTGGTTTTTCTTTTAAATACTTTAATGCATTCATACGTTTAAAGTAATCTAATATACCTATCTTTGTATATTCTACCAACATCTTTGAATTGTAATAAACCGCAAGTTTTAAACAACCATCCCAGAAATCTTCCTTCTTAGCAGGTCTATCAGTGTATTCTGCAACTACATAATCGCTTGGTATATCAGTGTTTGCAAATCTACGATAAATTATCGCACTACCCAAAGAATCTGACGCTCCAGCTTGATCTTGGTCATAACTATCTATTCCTCCTATGTCTAAATTCTTATATTCAGGCATTGGATGAGATAATATTTTGTATGGACCTGTAGGATGTGGTCTCCAAGTTACTATTGGATCATCATCTCCTAACTGCCAATCTAAGTACCCTCTTTGTATTTGACTCCTATTATCTTTACTAGACAATATTCTAGATCTTTGTGCGTTTAATAAAGCAATATCAAATCTTGCAGAGTGAGTGTTAAGGAATGCTTCCTCTATAGTTAAAGGATAATTTTGTATATGAAGATTGTAAGCTTCATTGTCTCCAGACTTTTGAATATCTTCTCTGTCTGATATAAGTTTTTCTCTTGCTCCTTTCTCATCTTCTTTACCTGTCTTAATATCAAAGAAACCATAATAAGCTTTTGATGCTGGAATAAACATAGGAATTAGATTATAAGCATCATGACTATAATACATATCCATAAAATCTTTAGATGCTTTAGATATATCTCCCCCTGTCCCTCCAACAATAGGAACACCAAATTGAACATCACCATCCATAAAACAAGCTTTAGATGACATATAAGCATTCTTAAGTTTTTTAAACTCACCTGCTTCTTCAAATATCATAAGGGACACCCTTTCACCTTTGAACACCTCTGGATTATCCATCGTTCTACATATAATATTAGATTGATAACCTCCTGTTTCCCACTTACCATCTTTATTCTTTTGTTTATATCCAGATCTCATTATACCATCAGTGTCTTTTAATACTGAATGTTTAAAGTTAGGATGTATACCATTAAGACCTTTTCTAGTTTTATCAAAGAATGCATCAGCTGTAACTTGTAATCCTGCTGCCACTCCTACATCATTAAACGGATAGAATGTATATTCATGAGCTACAGCTCCAGAATTCATATAAGAGAATCCTTTATCCCTTGCTTTAATAACAATCATACCTTTACCTTCTTCTTTACAAACTTCTATAGTATTAAAATATTCATGATCCATAGAACGATACCAAGGATGTATTAAGGTCTTACGATTACCTGTCGTTCCATCATTACCTAATATCATATAATAATTAAGATAAAAATAGTATTTACCAGAAATCTTATCCATTCCTTTGGGTTTGAATCCATTAAGGCACC